CTATTAAGATTAATAAAGTACTCACGGTTATATCCTCTCTCCCACTCTTTGTATTCTAAAGAGTTCTTGCGGTTAGGGTTATAACTATTGATCTTGAACCCTTCCCTACCAGAGAAGAACGCTCTCTCATTAAGGTGCTTACGTACAGCACCCTTCTTTCTCTTAGTAAAAGTCTTTTTATTAAACACTACATACACCTCCTGTTCCGCTTATCTCACAAATATCATGTGTCTCTACGTGTTCATCGAACTCCGTACCTAACTTGTCTACTGCCTCAGCGTATGACACAACAGACAGAGGCTGTCCACCTCTACTTCCATCTGGGTACACAGTAAAGCCCCGTAGTCTATGTGCATAAGATGCTAGTGTCTTGGTAAAGTCCTCTACTGTATCAGGGTTGTTAAGTTTAGAACCCCAAGAAGGTAAGTTAATTGTAGAACTAATAGACATATCTACGTAGTCCTGTACGTCTGCCTGAAATTTAATCCTTCTTTCATAGTCTTCAGCTAAGTCCAGTGCTGACTCTATGCTATCAGGATCTACCTCATACGTATCAATTAACTCTTGGGCAGATGAGTCCACAACGTATTGGTACTTCCACTTAGTACCACCCGTAAGATACCTACGCTTATAGGCGACAGCAAAGATAGGCTCTATCCCACTGGAGCTACCAGCAAGTATACTAATAGAGCCAGTTGGAGCAATAGCACGATTCGCCACTGGCCTAGATACCGATAGTTCATCTGCAAATTGTCTAGAAAATCTATCGCTAACTCCTTTATACACAGAAAGCCATTGATGAAGGGTATCAGTAACCTCATATTTTTCTCCTCTTTTGATTAACCATTCGTGCATACCCATTAGTCCAAGCCCTAACCGTCTGTTCTTTTGTCTTACTTCGTAAACTTTCTGGTAAGGTAACTCAGCCCTAAGAGTACCACATATTAAAAACTTAGTACCTAACTCTACTACTCTAGATAACTCCTCTATAGAATCAATGTTTCCAAAATTGACACTCCCCAAATTGCAAACATCACTGTCGTCAGCAGAAGTAACTTCAGTACAGGCATTACGTAATGTGTCATTTTCATTCTCCATGAAGTTAAAAGAGAAGCCGGGTTCCCCTGAGAATAGTGCCTGTTTAACATTGTTTACAAACACTTCTCCGTAGTCACCTGTCTTCCAATAGTTCATTAACCAATCAGTATCGTAGTTAACACTGATGTTAGTCATGTCTAAAGGTGCGCGGAAGTTAAAGTCCTGCTCCTTTATATCCTTAAAGGTAAATCCAGTTGTACCTACTGGCATATCCCCCCAGTTCTTTGCTACTAAAAAGCTAGGTATGTCATTGTGTTTCCAATTAAGTGATGCATATATGGCAGACCTACGAGATCCCCCTTGCATAACATTAGCTCCTATGGAATTTATCATTTGCATTTTGGGTATAGGGCCAGATGCCTCACCACCAGACCCACCAAGTAACCTACCTGATGCTCTATATACACTGTAGTCAACGCCTATTCCACCACCTGTCATAAGGCAAGACTCAGACTTCCAAGATAGGTTAGCCCAATCCTGTCGCGTATCTTCTTCTGCACCTAGTAGGAAACAGTTATTGTAAAACCTTTTTTTCCTACCTGCATAGTATAGATACCTACCTCCGGGTACAAACTTAAAGTCAGCTATGTATTTTATTAGTTCCTGTTGCTCCTCTACATCCATAAGGTTCTCTTCATCAGGACGTAGCGTTCCACACACATCTTTTACGAGAGTGTCAGCTAACTGCGACCACGTATCACACCCCTCATGTTTGTATTTGTATTTAAATATATCCTCAGAAAACTTGTTTCTAAATTGAGGGTTTGTATTAGATTTAAATGTTGACACGGTAGACTACCTCCTTCTTACATTAAGTTGTGTTATATTAAAACTCTCTAATCCATCTACATCATATAGTAAATCGTTTAGAATATCCTGTAACTCCTGTGTTATATTACCATCAGTAGGTACAGGAAAGCTATCGTTATCTACTGTTATAGATAACTTAAATGTGCATCTACTATTTGACATAGTTAATACTCTGTGCGATGTCTGTCTCTAGCTCTTCATTCTCTATGTTTTCAATTAGATTATCTAGATACCATCTAGCTTTCTTTAAATCCTCAAGGGGCCTTCCTTTATAATCAAAACGCCATAGGTATTTCATTATATTACCTTGTAAGTAATACTTAAAGTACTTACCTGTAGATGCTTTGATAGCGTCAATACATTCTATACCGCTTTGATTATAATGGGGTGGGTTGTTAACCATGTCTGAGTCCTCTAGTAGCTTCATTAATTACTCTCCTTTAATGCTTAGTTGTAGGGGGAAAGGGAACAACTACAGAGTCTTTGTACTTCTCTATCCATTCCTCTTTACGCTTTCTTTCCATGTCCTCATAGTTATCATAGTATCTTTCTAAGAGGAAGTCTAGTTCATCGAAGGGTAATGTAGCTACAGCACACATAGCCTTTAATATATCTGTAAGAGTATCATGCCCATCTTTAGATAGGGAGCCATTATCTTTATGTACTAGCGGATATATATCAAACTCAACAGTACCTTCTTTAGTGTCTTCACTTTTTACTCTTAGTAGTATGCACATTTCGTTTTCGTTTAGTTGTATGTAATCTTTTGGCATTATTGTTTACTCCTTTTTTCTTCTCCGCTATCCATTCTTCTGGGATACTCTGGTCTGCAAATTTAAACCCGTACTTGTTACACCAATCTGCATACGTAGTCTTACTGCCTTTCCTTAATTTATTTCTAGAGTTGGAGAATACAAATCTTAAATCTAATTTAGGGTATTGATCTTTAATCCATATATGTTTCTGTCTATCTTGTATAGTAAAGAAACCTTTAGTCTCTACTACTATACCATTAGGTAGCCAGAAGTCAGGTGTATAGTTCCTCTTCTTCTCAGGCTGAAGAAAGGGTATCTTCTTTATCTCGTAGCAATCTACTATATTTAAGAACGCTAGTTGTTCAGCTACCCTTTCCTCTAGGCCAGACCTAAAGCCATGTCTTATCCTATAATCCATCCAGTATACTACTAGTTACCTACACTAACATCAGATTCATCTGTGCTATTAAGTTGTGTATATGCTACTATAGGTTTGCTCTTAGCCTTAGAGAACACTGACTCTCTCTCCTGTAGGTTAGGCCAACAACTGAATCTATATTTACACCAAGAACATTCTATCCCTAGCTTTCTGTTACCAGTAATAACTCTATTGAATGACTCAGGCTCATCATCAAAGCATCTTTTGAAGGGTGCATCTGATACTAGAACATCTACTTTATCTTTTGCTTCAGCTAATATACTGTCTACTTCATCTTCAGTGTCTGTGCTTTCTATTCTATTAAGCTCTCCAGTAGCTACATTCAATGCCCATATACCACCAGCAGGTTTGCCCGTAGCAGATGCGTATATCTGTAGCTGGGTTACGTACCCAAAGGAGTCCTTATCTTTTAGAGAAGACCAGCTAACAAATTTATTTCTGAAGGCATAGTCAGAACAGGATTTAATATCATCTACCTTACCGTCAAAAGCTAGATCAGATTCTCCAGTTATGGTATGCTCACCTAACTTAGTAGTCAGTTTTTGTGAGGAAACATACCCACCTATACCTGACTCTTTTATTACACCCTTCAGTACGGCCTCAACTATATCACCTACCATCATACGTAGTATAAAGTTATACGATGGCTTTACATACTTAGTTCCTTTCTTTTCCATCTGTAGCTGACACAGTGGCCTACCTAGATTAGATGGTCTAGCAGAGAACTCTCTCCTATTCTCAGGGGAAGCAAACTGTTTACGTAATGCATCAGCTACATCATTGCATACGGTGGAGATGGTGTCCTCAGTCATGGACACCTCCCCTTCCATATTTTTATGAAGCCAAGTTAATACTTTAGCTAACTTCATATCCATTAAGCTGACGCTCCTTCTATATGTATTTCATTATTGTCAATACTATTAAAGGCGTTGCTAGATGTACCAGTATGCCTATCCATAACCCACTTATTTATCTGTGCTATATGCTCACCAAACCTAGTGTATAGCCCAGTAGTATCATCATCTATGGCGTACACAGTATCATCCTTTACTGATACATCCATGTCATAGTATGTGACACCACCCTTTACCTTCTTACTCTTCAGTACAACTGACCTAGAGTTTGGCATAGTCCTACGCTTTTGAACCATGTCTAAGAAGAACCTAGATAATGTCTTACCTGATGTCTTACCAGACAGTTCCATCTCTATAGGCACAGTGGTCTGTACCTTCTTACCACTCTCATTAACACCATTTACAGTAGCCTCACCATAGAAGATGATCATAAGTCTGCAAGATTTAATATACTCCTGCCGATCTTTAGCTAGTGAGTTCCAATCCTTAATATACTCTAAGGGTCTACCGCATTGGAAACCACCATCATCAGAGGGAGCCTCATCCCGTGGCCCTTTAACTAATACAGAGTGTGTGTATGCACCCTGTACCTTAGTGCCATCCTTGGTGGTACGCTCTGCTAGGTTGTCATACCGCTTGTAACGATACCTATGTTCGTAGTAGCGGAAGGATATTTCTTTTGCATACAATTTACCTTCCTCTGTCTGTATAGAGAAATGTCCTGCTGGGCATAGTATATCCCCACTATCATCCTCTACGTTCTCTCGCTCAATGCGTAGTCTAGCTAAGTTATTAGCACTGCCCGAACCTTCTGAGTCTCCTAAGTTCTTGGCTAGTTCCTGTAGCATCTGCTCGTCAATCGTTGTTACATCAGTACTCATATATGGTACTCCTTTCTATATTATGTTATCCTAAGATAGATAGTTATACTAAATTGTCTCAATTTGTCAAGACATATTTAACCAATTATCTCCTGTTTTTGTTTCAATAATTAATGGTACATTCATATTAATATTATAATACAACTGGATACGTTCCTTTGTTGAAGTGGGTGACAGTATGTCCTCTACTAATTTTCTTACGGCATCCACCTCTTCATTCATACAATCCAGTAGCACACTATCATGTACAGTATTTACTATTGTACTTTTTAATTTGTTTTTTAGCAAGGCATCTCGTAGTGCTACCAAACATAAAGGTACTATGTCTGCCGTTGCGAGTGCCTGTACTGGGTAGTTCTTTATCTTAGTTGCATTGGTTGATCCTCCTGTCTTTGTTCTACGTGCATCAGGAAATGAAAACTGCCTTCCCGTAGGTAGAGTTATAGTCTTAGTCTTTATCGCCTCTGTCTGTAGCCTATCATGCCACTTACGTATGCCGTAGTACTTCTCTATGAAGTGTACATTGTATGCTCGTTCAGCAGGTGTACCACTCATGGCTCCATACAGAGGTGCAAAGGTTCTTCCTTTAGCATCCTGTCTACTGGTAGGCTGACCCTGCTCAGTAAGATAGTCTGCTGTATATGTATGTACATCAAAGCCTGTTTCTATTTCAGCCATTGCAATCTTATCTTCAGATAAAAACGCGGCTACCCTAAACTCTAACTGTGCAAAGTCAAACTCTAGCAGAGTACCATCCATACCATACCTAGATACAAATGCCTCCTTGACAGGGAACGTATTGCCTCTAGGCATATTCTGCATATTGGGTGAGGAAGAAGACAGTCTGCCTGTAGATGTACGACACTGATTGAACTCAGCGTATAGCATACCCTCTATTGTTCTCTTACGTATGCCATCTACAAATGATGACAGGTATGTCTCTACTGCACCTAGTCTTATTATCTTCTCTAAGAACTCAATGGCATCAGCGTGTTTGTTTGCATTGATAGTAGCCAGTTGTTTGCTCAGTATTTTTAATTTAGTTTTATCTGTACTGAAGCCATTGGCTGTAGCCCAAGTAGAATCAGGGGGGAATATGTTAAGCCCTGCTGTCTCACTTGTCTCAAAGTATCTCATACCACTACCACCACAGTACGAACAAGTGTGTTCATTCTTATACATAGACCCATCCTTACGTACCTTACGTAGTCTACCCGTACCATTACAGGTAGTGCAATGGGATGCTATAGTCTTCTTAGCTTTCTTACATCCTCTCCTTACCATGTCCTTAAACTTAGTGGTAGCTATCTTAGGTCTGAAGGGTCTATCTAATTGATAGGACATTGCATGATTCTTTTTATCTATAGGTGTATAGGAGAATACCATAGTAGAGATCTGCTCTGGGCTACTTAGGTTGATGGGCGTGTCACCCATGTATGAGTGTACCATCTCCTGTAGTCTGCGAAGTAATTCTTTTTTCTCCATGCGATAATTAAACTCAACCTCATCTAGCTTTTGTACATCAATAGCCAAGCCATTGTACTCAATCTCAGACAGGCACATACACATATTGTTTGTAAGGTTTACTGTAGCCATGAGTGTAGTACCCTCTAGCTCACGTAGCTGATCTAAGTATAGGTCACGGGTTGCACGTATGTCTGCCCTACCATACTCTTCTACTATAAGCCAAGGCATAGCCTCATACCCTATCCCCTTGTCCCAGTACTCTTTTGTTATGTCTGATTTTTTATTATCTAATCCTCTACGCTCACATGAATTAGCTAGTGAGATAGATAAACGCTCACCTCTCGCTAGTATGTACTCACCTATCATTGTATCGTACACCATGCCACCATACTCTATGCCTGATGCCCATAGCCACTGTAGGTCATACTTTATATTGTGTCCTATAAGAACGTCAGCACTCTGTATCTTATTTTTTACTTCAGCTATATGATCTTTGTTGTGTGCCTTATCCCTGTGGTACACTGCCACGTAGTCTTCCTCTCCCGTATCCACATTAAGTATACCAATAGATACTAGCTCATTGTTTTTATTATGTGGCCTGTTATCTATGCGTCTATTATCTAAATGAGTTACGCTGTTCTCTACGTCTACTACTAATCTAATCGTCATACCTTGCTACCCTTCCATCTAACATGACATTGATTTGTCCATGCCATCCACTAATTTTATTCTTTGCTATGTTGAATACTCTACGGGGATCATTCTCACTAGCCCCCTCAATCATAGCATACTTACCTATGAGTATCATAAGGTCAGCCTCAGATGCTTTACCTGTACGACTGTTCTCCATCATAGATAGATTAAGATTTACCCTGCCCTCTGCATCTGCTGATAGCTGAGAGTATCCAAAGATAGAACATGAATACCTTGTAGCTAGATCCCTAGTCCTACGGTATACCTCTCTCAGTTTCTCATGTTGTGGTATAGTGCCACTGGCAACACTGCTAGGCAAAGATACTTTGTCTAACATATCTATTATTAATATGTCAGGGCGATGCTCTTTTAGGTGAGCCTCAATACCATCTATGCCATCCTCTTCTTCTATCCTATCTATGAATAGCCTATCCTTTTTCCACTCACCATTTATTTTAGACTGACCACCAGACAACTGATCTTCGCTTTGGTTTGTAGCAGAACTCAAGTACCGCATGGCAACTCTGTTAGGTGGTTCCTCATTACATAGTACGTGTACTGTTGCCCCCTGCTCTATCCATCCATTAGGCCCCATTGCAAATGACGCATGGCTAGATGTCTTACCTGTCTCTGGTCTAGATCCTACAACTACAAAGTGTCCTGCGGATACGCCAGATACTTTCTCTGCCAGTGAGCTAACATTAAATGCCCACTTAGTTTGTATCTCTAAAGACTTAATTAAAGTTTGTGGGTCTAAGTCTATGCCTGAGAATGGTGATGCATCCGTAACAAACCCTGATGCATACTCATCTACTAACTTAGATAGACTATCCAGCGATGTCTCTTGTCCCTCTATTAGAGCATACCCTAGCTCAGACACTCGCCTACCTACCTCTACTCTCCATAGGTTTTGCATAACATCCTTGGCAACAGCCAATGATATGTCTTCAGCATACCGCATCTTGGCAAACAATAGTTTGTAAGTATCTTCTTGTGCTTTTGTTAGTAAACTATTGTCACTAAAGAATAAAGTTTCTATCTCAGATATCTGTAGGTCTTTAGTATATGTCTCTTGTGCAGAGATGATAGCCTCGACTATACGCTTTGGCTCTTTATCAAATGCAGTTACAGGTATACTACCTACAGTATTGTATATATCCTTGTTACATAGTGCCTTGACTAGTTCAAGCATTTGTTTATTTCCTCTACTGTCATGTCTTTAAGATCCACCTCTAGCATAACTACCCTACACTTGTCAACTCCTATGGCTATCCTTCTTGACATCTTAATTGCTTTGTCTGTAGCGTCCTTGTCTAATGCTATAGTTATTATAGAATAGTCTTTCCATATCTTATTTAAGTTTTCCGTAGGAAGTGATGTACCTAATAGAGCCATAGCGTGTGTGTCAGGGACATGGGTACATACTTTCCAAGCGGATATAATATCCTCTACTATAACTAGATTAAGTTTAGGTGGTGTGTCAAAGGGTACAACAACAGGCATTGCACTGTTGCCATACCGCTTCCACTTAGGCATCTTGTTGTTTACTGATCTACCTATGGCATCTACTGTCTCTCCCCTGTCTTGTATAAGAAACACCATCCTCTTATCTATGGGATCATACAAGACAGGGGCATCCTCCACTTCGTACTGCTTTAGAAAATGGCGAATACTATCAGCAAAAACCAATTTACTGCTATCAATACTTCTATGTTCATTTACTCTATCCTCTTCTTGTTTCATCTTGTGTCGTATGTCTTCGACTGACATATCTGAATTATGTTTTACGCCCTTGTAACCACAGGATGCAGAGTAACAGTTCCACATCGTAGTGTTACCTACCTTAGATAAAGTAAACGTATTATATCTATGGCACTTAGGGCATACACCTCTCTTGGTTTCACCCGATCTTATGTCAGACAGGTCTAAGGTCATGGGATACAGGAGCCTTTCGTTTGCGGTCATACTTTGTTTTGTCTGCAAATCTCTTGGCCCTATTAACTTTCCAAGAATGTTTAGCTATAGGATTACCGAACTCTATACGATCAGTATCTCTATTCCTTCGTATCTTCTTTACCCTCATCTACTTATTCCTTTTAAAATTTTGGATAATAATCTTGTATATCATAGCGCAAAGCATTACGCAATATCTTCTTCTGTTTCTTGTTACCTATAAAGTATACGTATCTATGTTTAGCACTTCGATTAATACGATTAGCCTTGTCACCTAAGTGATGCCTGGAGTGCTTACCATCTTTACCAGCTATGTCAGTACGAGGTCTAGTTGTACCAGTGAACAAGAAGTTAGTAGCTTGATATATAATACCTAAGTGTTCTTGTGCAGTGTCGGCATACGATACAACTACTTTGGGTTTAGGTAATAACTTCAATGACTTACCTACTAAGAATGATGCCTCATTAGGTAAGTTATCTTTAAGTACTAACCTATTCAACTCAATGACATTACCACGGTGTTCTTCACCACAGATACCCTTACACAATGACGGTGATGCAGGGCTACCATACGATACCATGCCTACCATCTCATCGTATAAATATAATCCATATGCATAACTAATAGATGGCATACGCTTTGCATAATGTATATTTAATATCCATTCTTTAGTAGCTTCATATGGTATCTGGCATACAGAATACTTGGTATGCATTTGGTCAGTCCATCCTATAAACATTAATTAAATCCCATTCTTGTTGCGTAAGGAAATACCCACTCTGGTCTTTTACGCTTAGTCCATGTTAGTATATGAGACTTTGCATCTATGTAGTATGAGCGATAAGCCTCTACATAGTCAAGACTTTTATACATCTCTGGCATACACTGTGGCGGTGTGGTGTGTAATTTATAGTCCTCATAAAACTTACTATTAAAAATAAAGTCTGCAATTTTTCTGAGTACAGCAGTAGATTTATGATCTTTATTATATCTATAAGTATACTCATTCCCTATTTCTAATCCATGTATTATAGCCCATGCCATATTAGCATCATTCTCCCTAACCCATACAGTCATAGGGTGGTTCTTGTATGCAGGTTTATATATAGTATCAGCTACACTTTTATAAACGTCAGGAAGATGCCATAGTTTTTCATGTACAGCAGTGCTACACATCTGCGCTGTCTCTAGTACCATCTTAACTACGTGCTTGTCGCATAGTTGTTGGGCGGATTTGATTGGGCATTTGTCTATAAAAAATATATTCATTGTTTGTATCTCCTAATCTATTTATAGAATATATGATCTTCAATCTGTACAACGTACTCTCTATTCCAATCGGGGTCAACATCTATTGAGTGATAAAAGATTGCACCATCTACAATATTAATTGACAACCCGTATGAATAGTATACTTCTTCTGCTATTGCTATGGATTTATTCCACGCCCTTTGATCTTTAGGTGTATCGCTTTTGCCATCACAATACCAACTGAATTGGCATCTGTGTTTGATGGGTAAGTCTTGTTTCCATTTGTATGTGGGTGCTTGATAGATAACCTCGCACACAGTATCTGGAAACAGGGGCGAGTGTACTCTATTCATTACTACTTCTGCCACTGCCATCTGTCCTATAGTTGGTTGATCCCTAGCTTCAAAGTATATGTTCTGTGCTAGGCATCCTATAGTTATAGTGAAAGCTGAAATAGTTTCTAATAACATTACCTGTTGTCTCCACTTCCTCTTATCTTACCTCGCTCTAACCTATCCTCTAACTTATCTACATTAAGTTCTGCTATGCGTTGCAAGTCTAGGTCTAGGTCATCTACTAGTCTAGCTAATGCCCACAAGCAATCTCCTATTTCTTTTTCTAAATCATACTTGCGTACATGGGATACATTACCGTTGTCATCCCGATATATTTTTTTAACTTGATTAAATACTTCCCCTATCTCTCCCCCTAGTTCAAGGCATGGATATATGACAGGGTTATTATATATAGCAGTATCTCTAGTCCACTTCTGATATGCTCTAAATGTTTTCATTTCTTTCATTACAATTTAATCTCCTTATTATTAAATAAAAAAACCTACCCTAGTTAAATATGTATTACTATAACTAGAATAGGTTTCTATTTTAAACTAAGCTACGAAGCGATTGTTATGTATTACAGCTTGGATGTAGCCTTTTGGATTAGCACGTAGTGTTTCATCGTAAGCTCTTCGCTTTGTGGTTGCTAAACTTTTACGTGCTGTAAACTTACCACCCAATTTCTTTTTATATATTACTGTAAACATTTTTGTGTTTCCTTTTGTTGTTGTTGTTAATGATTACGTTATAACAGATAAGATAATACCTGTCAACAATTAAATTAATATATTTATTTTATCCCCTCTCTTATATAATGGTTGCAGAAAATCCGCACTATCAACTGGTGCTATGGGTCTATTAGATTGGGCTATATGCATATGAGATATTTTATTTTCATGCACTACAACATCTCCTATCGGAGAGAATATAGGATGCTTCATTAGACTACTTGTTCCGATATGATCTATACTCATTACGTTATATCCCAATCTACTGATCTAAACTTAGATTTAATTTTAGCACTCTTACCTATGTTTAAAACTAATTTATAATCTAAGCTATGCATATCGGCTAACAGCTTGGCGGTTTCCCTATCCCAATTAGGGTTTGCTTTTGCAGAGTACCATATGTATTCTAGTATCTTACTTTGGTACTTCAACTTGTCAAGCTCTAATTGTTTTTTATTTCTCATTTAAACTATGCATCTCATTTCTGTTTTGATCATAGAATTTCTCTATACAATTTATGTTCATGTATTTTCTATGGCCCTCGACAATACCTTTTTTCTGACACGCATACCAATGGTGCTTAAAAGTATAGTACTGTTCATCCGTTAATTCATCTCTACGCCTACCAACTAATTCACTTTTGGCAGTATATATATTTACATCACTTAGATAACTATCGTAGTCTTTTTTTATTGCTGTTATGCCACGACATAATCTATTTAATAGATATGGTTTAATTATTTTCATCGCTTTTTATTTAACCCCATCAATTAATAATAATATATTTGTTATACTTAATTAGAAATAAATGTCAACATAAATATTAATTATTTTTTTAGTTGACAGACTAGT